CATCGTAATGATCTTGAAGGCGTTTAATATATTCGTCTTTTATCTCTTGTTTTCCGTGAAATGCTTCCATAATTCAGTCCTTTAAATTGTTTATGTAATAGTATAGCTTTTCCATTATATCGCCCCCGCTTTTGAGTTGTCGCAAGTGATAAAACCGCTACTTCCAACGTTTACGCCTGCTGTATTGCGTACGGCTTCTTTTAGTTCTTCAAAATTTTCTATTACATCATTGTTTTGTTTTGCCTGTGGTATTTGGTGACGATACTCACAACTATAAATTAACGCACTACCTTCTAAACTAACATAGCCATACTGCCTGTTTGATTGTATTGTCAGTTTGTTTTCTGGATTCGGACATATAATAAATTCTTGCTCTTTCCGCATTCCTTTAAACTTTGCAGTAAATGAGATTGTACCCATTATATTTTTTCTTATTTTGGTTGCTTTTGTCATAGCGTTTTAGTCCTATTTTGAGTTTAAAATTATGTAAGTCTTTAGCATTTTGAAGGCTTCTAGCGGTATTAGTACGCCGTCTTCAATTTGGACTTCTGTATCGTTTGCAAAGTCCGCCGCGCCGTATTCATTCACTTGTTCAACAAATTGTTTCTTTTGGTCATTATGGAAGCTTTCGTATATTTCTAATAGTGTTGGCATGGTCTTTCTCCTTGTTTTTCTGTTTTATCTGTCATTTTTAAAACTCCTCGTTAATTATTTCTTGCGTTAATTCGGTTAAATATTCGCGGGTGATTTTTTTCGCTTGCTCTTTATTACCTGCTAATTGTCCTAACTCATAACGTAAACGCGCTTTTAATAGTCTTGATAGTTCTGCATCTGTATTGCTAAATTCTGCCATGTTTATAACTCCTTAATTTTCTGTTTGAAAGCTTCTAGTGATTGCGTGCAAAGTCTTTTCCATGCGCCCTGTAAGTGTATTTTCTTTGCAAGTAGCATGTCACCAGTAGGTTTATTATTAATTAATTTGTTATAAAATTGAGCCTCTTCGTATCCACAATCGCCCTTTTTTAAGTTGTGTATTATTGGTTTAAACATTATCTTACTCCATTTACACGTTTACAAGTTTCTAAAGTGTTACCTAATTGCACACAATCTTTAATGCTTTTACCTTCAATTGCTGCGGCTATTAACACGGCCACAATCATAATCATAATCATGTATTTCATTGCATGGCCTCTTTTTCCATTAGGACTCGGCGCAGTAGTTTAAAGCTTTGCACGTCTTGCATACTTGCCGCAAAATCCTTGGCTTCTTTGAGTTTATTAACCGGTAGTTCCATTCGCTTATACCTTTTTAATTGTTATACGTGGAAAAGTTGCCTCACCCCATGATTTGCATCCCTCAAGGCGTAAAGCGTGGAGTGTTCGCATTTCACCATTGGTTTTGCACTTATCGTTTATGGTTATGTTCACACCCTTGTAAGTTACTTTAAAATTGAACATTGTTTTAATCCCTTAATGGTTGCTATAGATATATTATAACATGTTATAATATAAAGAGTCAAATAGTTTTATAAACTTTCTTCATATTAATTGCGAACGGTCTATAATTGCGAACGGTCTATAATTGCGAACGGTCTATAATTGCGAACGGTCTATAATTGCAAACGGTCTATAATTGCGAACGGTCTATAATTGCAAACGGTCTATAATTGCAAGCGGTGGAAAACTCCCAAGCGGTGGAAAACTCCCAAGCGGTCTATAATTGCAAACGGTTAAGCGGTGTAGTATCGGAAGGTTAAGCCTTTAATAGTTTTATGGCCGGGCTTCTTTTGTAGATGGTTGCACATTCTAGGCGCTTGGATACCTAGAGATTTGCAAGCCTCGTTAGCGTTGCGATACACAACACCAGTCTGGATACATTGCACATTGCTAAACTTACTATAATTTTGGGATATGTTGAACGGTGGTATTCTTTCACCGCATAATTCCTTTGTTAACTTATTGCTTGTTAAGAGTGCATCATGGTAGTTTTCGTGTGCGGTAAGTATCTCAATATTATAGTAGTGGTTAATGTTAAATTGAGGGTTCGGACTGATAGCAGTCATTGCAACAATTGATGTGAGTTTATCAGAACTTATATATAGTATCTCGTTCTTGTCATTCTTCACGATATAAACATAACGTGAATTATTATCAGATGGTTTTAATGTTAATAGCATTGTGAGTTCCTTAATTGGTTAGTTTGTTAGTGTAATCTATAACGTTGTAATATGCAAGCCTAACATGTTGAGAGTTTTATAAACTTTATAAATGTGGTTAGCCAAAAGTTTTGTAAAGTCGTTAAATCCCATGTTGAGTTGAGAAAAGTATGTATATATACTTACAGTATAACTTATAATATAATTACACTATGTATAACTATAAAATATAATTCTCTCAGACGAGTTATGCACAAATGCCTAAATTTCTGTCCACAACTCAAAATATAGTTTTAACAACTTATCGCTCAACACGTTGATAGTTTTATAAACTTATCGCTCAACACGTTGAAACTTTTAAACCTCTCTCAGCGTTGATAGTTTTATAAACTTATCGCTCAACACGTTGAAACTTTCGAGCGTTGATAGTTTTATAAACTTATCGCTCAACACGTTGAAACTTTCACGTATCGAATCAGACATCAACACGTTAAAACTTTTAAGCCTCTCTCACCACGTTGAAACTTTTAAGCCTCTCTCAGATATCAACGTGTGAATGTGGCGTGGTGGTGAGCTGTGTGGATATGGTGAGCTGTTGAGAGGGGGGTACCTCCCCCATGTGGAGGGCTGTGTGAGTCAAACTCAAATTTTCCACATTTTCGCTAAAAACCTTTTACACGACAACACGCCCATAGCTCCAACACGCCCATAGCTCCAACACGCACGTGTGTTAAATCCAATTGACAACACCATCAAACATCACTACCCTTATAGAATGAACAATTCTCTACCTACTACCGCTTATCTTTCATTGGAAGATGAAGAACGATATTTCGTTGATGAGTATGTCCTGTACGCTATAGGTGAACAAGGTCGCAAACGTGAAAGAATTGTTCATGCACTGTCCCTGCCTATACCTGCTGAATATGTAACGTTGAGTAAATCGGTTTTACTAAAACCTTTGGTTCGTGCTGCTGTGGCAGAACGTTTACGTGAGGAAGCTGACAAACAAGACATATCCCCCTCTAAAGTTATTTCTGAACATGCTCAAATTGCTTTTAGTAATATTGCTGATTATTTAGAATCTTTACCTTACGGTGACTTCAGGGTGATGGAGTTGGACAAGATACCTGCCGGTAAGATGGGTGCTGTTAAATCTATTGAGACAAAGCCTGGTCGCTACGGGTTGGCAACCAAGGTTATTCTACATGATAAACACGCTTCCTTGCGTGCAATGGGTGAAATGATGGGTTTGATTGCGCCTGATAAACCGCGACCACTCCTTGACTATGTTGCGCCTCCTGGGAAGGAAGACGAGAATGCTGATGTTCCTGAAGATGAATATAAAAAATTACTGGAGCAAACATGATGTCTGTTACCGATTTAACAACAGGGTTCTCAAACGTGTGCGATTTAATTGTAATGTTCACAATAACAATAGAAAAAAATGACTAACTTAATTGGATGGCGTGATAACATTGAGGAGAGTAAGGGCGCTATCAACCGTCCTGTTCCTCACAACGCTGAAACATGGCCGCCTGATTATGACGCTGTCTTTAGGTGGAGAACTGAGCGACTCAAACTTTTCACCAAAGATAAAAGACTGGTTAAATCGGCTAAAAAATACTATTCCACTCGTCCAACCGAGTTTATCATGGATTGGATGGATACATACGACCCACGCTCGAAAAACCGTAAATGGATGCCGTTTGTATTTTTTGAGCGGCAAGCAGAGTTCATTCGATATCTTAAATCGCTTGACGACGAACAAGAGTGTGGTTTGAACGAGAAATCACGCGACATGGGTGCGACATGGGCGGCTTGCGCCTACTCAGTTTGGTGTTGGTTGTTTCTTGACGGTGACGCAACTGGTTGGGGTTCGCGTAAAGAGTCTTTGGTTGATAAACTTGGTGACCCGGACAGTATTTTTGAGAAGTTGAGACTTTTGATTAGTCGCCTGCCGAGGTGTTTCCAACCTGAAGGTTTTAACCTGAAGCGTGACTCAACATACATGAAATTAACCAACCCTGAGAACGGTTCTGTAATCTCTGGTGAATCTGGTGACAACATCGGGCGTGGTGGGCGTAAAAGTCGTTACTTCAAAGACGAAGCTGCATTTTACGAGCATCCTGAGAAAATTGAGGCGGCTTTAGGTGATAACACCCGCGTCCAAATCGACATTTCTTCTGTGAACGGTCTTGGAACAGTTTTCCAGAATCGTAGAGAACACGGTGTTGAATGGAGGGAAGGGACGGAAATGCCTAAAGGATACCCTCGCATTTTTGTGATGGATTGGCGCGACCACCCTGAGAAGACGCAGGAATGGTATGACACTCGTAAATCTAAATACGATCGTGAAGGAATGCAACATGTGTTTGCACAAGAGGTTGACCGTGACCCTTCGGCTGCTGTAAGCAACGTCATAGTTCAAATGCAATGGATTAAAGCAGCAATTGACGCTCACATCACTGTGCCGTATTTTGCTGCGGCTGTACCTGAACACTTAGGGCGATGGACAGCAGGTTTAGACGTGGCCGACGAGGGTATTGACAAGAACGCATTGTCCATGCGTGAATGGGTTATATGGCGTTCTTGTCAAGAATGGGGTGAACGTGACCCTGCGATCACTGCGAGACGTGCTATAGCAGCTTGCACACCTCATTCAGGCAAGATTGAGTGCATGTATGACTGTATTGGTGTCGGAGCAGGTGTGAAGGGTGAATATAACCGTCTGACGCAAGATGATAATGTTATTGACGCACACAAAATTCCATTCATTCCATGGAACGCTGGGTCAGGTGTGATAAACCCTTTTGAGCGCATCATTCCTGACGATGAAGAATCCTTGACAAACAAAGACTACTACGATAATCTCAAGGCACAGGGGTGGGGTTCGCTAGCTAAGAGATTTTATAAAACATATAAAGCTGTTACTGAAGGCGCGATTTACCCTCCTGACGAACTTATCTCATTGGATAGCACAATGCCTTCTCTCGATAAAATATGTAAGGAATTGGCGCAACCAACGAGAGGTCATTCTAGTAGGATGAAAATGATTGTGGAAAAAAGGAACGGTGGTAAATCTCCAAACTGCGCGGATAGTGGTATGCAGATGTTCTTCCCTGTTAATCTTAATGACGTTGAAATACAGATAGGTGGATATGGTAATTGAGAAAAACCCGTTACTTCAGCGTGCAAAAGATATGGAAGAAATGCTTCCGTATTGGGACATGACAGACACGATTGTTAAAGGTTCTAAAGCTATTAAAGCAGCTCGTGAGACTTACCTCCCTAAATTCCCTGACGAACAAACAGGCGACTACAATTTCCGTTTACAGATGGCTAAGTTCACGAACATTTATCGTGATGTCCTAGAAGGGCTTTCCTCAAAACCGTTTGAGGAAGAAATAACTGTCATTAAAGGAACAGAAGATATTCCTTCTTTCGTCACCGATTTTGTAGAAGATGTTGACGGTTTTGGGAGTAACATAACCACTTTTGCGTCATTGACATTTTTTAACGGTATTAATTCAGCAATAGACTGGATATTCGTAGATCATCCTTCGACTGAAGGAACTCTTAACATAAGCGTATCTGAAGCTAGAAAGAAAAATATCAAACCTTTCTGGACGCATGTTTTAGGAAGGAATGTTTACGAAGTTAAAACTAAAATGGTTGGCTCTAAGAAAGAGATTTATTATTTCCGGTTGTTTGAACCTTCTTCTGACGGTGTTAAAGCGAATCACATCAGAGTGTTTGAGCTTGTAAACGATGTGGTAACTTGGACTCTTTACGAAGAAGTTAAAGATGCTAAGAAGACAGAAGATCAGGTTAAAGAGATTAGTTCGGGTGTTTTAAGTGTGCCAGTTATTCCGTTTGTCCCTTTCACCACAGGCAGAAAAGATGGAAACACCTTTACGTTCGCGCCTCCTATGTTGGACGCAGCAGATTTGCAGATAACGCTCTACCAAGACGAGTCAGGGCTACAACACATCAAAGCCATGGCCGGTTATCCGATGCTCGCTGCAAACGGTATGAAACCTGCTATGAGTGCTGACAATAAAACACCTAAGAAAGTATCTATAGGGCCTATGCGTGTGCTCTATGGTATACCGGATGGAAATGGTGGTCACGGTGAATGGAAGTTTATCGAACCGAACGCCAACAGCATGGAGTTCCTGAAAAAAGATATTGCGGCCACTAAACAAGACCTTCGTGAACTGGGTCGCCAACCGCTCACAGCATTGTCAGCACAGTTAACAACTGTAACCACTTCAATCGCGGCAGGTAAAGCTAAGAGTGCTGTTACGGCTTGGGCGTTAGGTTTGAAAGACTCGTTGCAGAACGCATTGATAATCACAGCAATGTATGTTGGTAGCGAGTACAAAACTGAAGTTAACATCTACACTGGTTTTGACAATGTAACCGATGATGGGTCAGACCTCGACGCTTTGAACGCTGCTCGTGATAGAGGTGATTTGTCCCAACAGACATATTGGCAAGAATATAAACGCAGGAAAGTATTATCACCTGAGTTTAACGCAGAAGACGAAGAGAGACGACTCTTTGAAGAAATTCCTGTAGAGGAATACGAAGACGAAACTTTAACCCAGCTTGAACCGGACGGTGATGGCGCAACTATTGGATGATAGAAATGACTAAAACTACATTAAAACTGCTTTCTACAGCAGCTTATGACAGCACGCCAGGTTGGAAACTTGACGCAGACGGTCATATTGAATTACGTGACGGGAACCCTGTGTTTTTCAACGGTGCAGGTCAGGAAATGACTGTGGCGCAAGACACGATCTCTAAGTTAAATAACGAGGCTAAGACCCATCGTGAGGCTAAAGAGAGTGCTCTTGCATCTTTGAAAGCTTTTGAAGGTTTGGACGCTGATGTTGCACGTAAAGCGTTGAAAACCGTTGAAGGTTTGGACGCTAAAACATTAATGGAGTCTGGGAAGGTGGACGAGTTAAAAGCTCAAATCACCACACAGTTCCAAGAGCAATTAAAAGAGAAAGACACCGCTTTCAATTTATTAAACGATAAGTTCAACTCAACGCAAATCAATGCTGTTTTTGCAGGGAGTGAGTTTGTCAGAAACAACATTGCCGTTCCTTTGGATATGTTCCAAGCAACATTTAAAGATAGTTTCAAAGTTGAAGAAGGTAAAGTTGTTGCTTACGGTAAGGATGGAAACCGTTTGTTGAGTAAAACCCAAGCAGGTGAGTATGCTAGTGCCGATGAAGCTTTACAATTACTTGTTGAAAGTCATTCACAAAAAGACTTGATTTTAAAAGCTAACTCAGGTTCGGGTTCGGGTTCAGACGGTGGCGGTGGTAATCGCCCAGCAGGAGTTAAAGTTGTAACTCGTGCTGAATTTGAAAAACTTGCTCCAAACCAACAAGCCGAAGTTTCTAAGAAAGTCGGCAGTGGAGACATGCAGTTGACAGACTAAACTTTTTAAAGTAATGTTATATTGCTGATTTTTGGATAAAATGAAGCGCACTGACTGGATGGTCTTATAAATCAACTTTCGGTGCGTTTCTTTTTGAGTCTCGCGCCATAAAAATATAGGTGTGAACATGAACAAAAATATTACAATACTTTCTACAACTGGTTACGCTAACACGCTGACCGGTCTTATCCCTGATCTTTACGCAGGTCTTGACGTTGTTAGTCGCGAACTTGTAGGTTTCATTCCAGCAGTTACCAGAAACGTCAGTGCTGAACGCGCTGCCGTTGGTGAGTCTGTTGTTTGGGACGTTGCTCCTGAAATGACAAGTGGAAACATTGTTCCTGCTATGGCTATCCCAGAACCTGGTGACAAGACTATCGGCACTGACTCATTAACTATTTCAAAAGCTAAGATGGTTGAGTTTGGTTTCGTTGGTGAAGAGCAAAAAGGTCTTAACAACGGTATCGGATATCAAACTGTCCAAGCTGATTTGTTTGCTCAAGGTTTAAGAACTCTTACAAACGAAATTGAAGTTGACCTTGCAACAGAAGCTTATCTCAACTCTTCAAGAGCTTACGGTACTGCCGGTACTACTCCTTTCGGTACTAACACTGGTGAAACTGCTCAAATCAAGAAAATTCTTGATGACAACGGTGCGCAAGGTTCAGAACGTTCTTTGATTGTTGACACAAGCGCAGGTGCTGCACTCCGTACTTTGACTCAACTGACTAGAGTTAACGAGTCAGGAACTTCAATGACATTGCGTGATGGTGAACTCTTGAACTTGAACGGTTTGTCAATTAAAGAGTCTGCAGGTATTCAAACCCCGACTAAAGGTACTGGCGCTAGTGCGACAACTGACGACTCAGGTTATGCGATTGGTGCGACTGTGTTGACACTTGCTTCTGCTGGTACAGGTACAATCCTTGCTGGTGATGTGGTAACTTTTGCTGGTGATACGAACAAGTATCTTGTTGCAAGTGGTGATGCTGATGTTTCAAACGGTGGTACGATCACTCTTGCTGCACCAGGTTTGAGAGTTGCTATGTCAGCAGCTACCAAAGCCATTACGGTTCAAGCAACATCTTCTCGCAACATTGCTTTCCCACGTAGTGCAATGCAATTGGTTGCACGCGCTCCTGCACTTCCACAAGAAGGTGACGCTGCTTTAGATCGTATGATGATTACAGATGCTCGTTCTGGTTTGGCATTTGAAGTATCGTTATACCCTGGGTATCGTAAAATACGTGCTGAGATTGCAATGGCTTGGGGTGTTAAAGCCAGTAAGACTGCGCATATCGCATCACTATTAGGCTAAAACGAATTGAGGAGGGTGTAAAATCCCTCCTCAAACACTTCTTATATAGAGACACCGTGAAAGAATGTTCGTTGCATATTAAAACTGGTACTGTGCATAAGGTGAGCGCACCTGTAACGCTCGGTGCGGTGGTGAGTTCAGCAACAGTTTGGACGCTTTACGATGATAGGGAACAGACACTAAAAGCCGTCCTGTCTGCTGTATCTTTTGCGGCAGCAGCCGGTGTGACTTTATTATCAAAAGGCAGTGCTGTTGCCATTTCTGTGCAGAACGGGTCTGCCATACCAGTGCCAACAGGATCACATGGGTTTGACAAGGCTGCAATGACCAATGGCGTTGATGAGATACAAGTGCAAATGGTCAACTTTCCGATTGTAGACGAAGGTTGAAACTAACAATTTTTTACTATAATATAAACTAACAAATTTAACACGGAGTTGCAATGCCAGACACATGTCCAACAGTTACAATCGAAGGTCAGAACAAACAACCTTTAGACATTAATCTTTCTGATTATGATGAAAAGAAGCATGTCCTTTTCCAACCAGAAGGCTCTTATAACAGGAAAGTTTTAACAGACTTTTTAGACAGTAAAAACGTTAAATACGCTAAGAATATCTCTAAAGACAAACTTGAAGTTCTTTACACAGAAACGTTGAATACTCTGTCCATTTCCAACTTTGATGGTAAATTTTTCATCGTAAACGGTGAAGATAAACGCATTGGTGAAGAAGATTTTGAAACACTGGAAGAAGCGGAAGAAATGCTAAAAATGTTTGTAGGAAAGTAAAATGGCTTTTTATGGCACATCAGCAGGGTTCATAACATACACAGAAGCCAGAGGTAAAACAGTGTTAGCAGCATGGGTTACTGCTGTTATCGAAGCTGCTCTACTTCTGTCTTCTGAGTGGCTTGATGACCAATACAATCTTGTTTGGACAGGTTTCCCTACTGACGGTTTTACTCAAGCACGCAAGTGGCCTCGTACTGCTGCTTCGACAAATAGATACCCTTCTCATGTTTTCCTGAACACTGACATACCTGACAACGTTGTCAAAGCTGTGTATGAAGCAGCTTTCAGAGAGTTGACAGAACCGGGTGTATTGCGAAAAGATTTCACGTCATCTAAATACACTAAAGTTTCGATTAGTGGAGCAATGTCTGTCGAGTATGATAACTCGCTCACTGCTTCAAATGTTCAAGTTCAAATACCTGTAATTTATTCTTTGATGCAACCGTTATTAGATGAAACATCACAAGGTGATTTCAGCCCTTATTCAGGTGGATTAAGCAGAGTATGACAATATATGACGACCTTAAAATTGTTGCTTCTGAGGTTATGACCGAGTTCAAACAAGGAACGGTTGACCTGATCAAGATCACACCCGGAGCTGGTCCGGCTGACAATCCGGGTGCGGCAATATCAGTGACCCATTCTTTAAACGCTGTGGTGCGTGGTGCTTCTTTTAAATACGTTGCTCAAGGTTTGGCGGTGGCATCAGATTTGGAAATAACCTGTTCGGTTTCAGACGATGTGACACCTTCAGAAAAAGACTTCCTTGAGATTGACAGCGTGAAATATAAGATTGTCCAATTGATTAAAACACCTGCGGCTGGTACGCAAATTGTATGGAAGTTTATAGTTCGCAAAGGGGGTTAACATGGCCCGTAAGACAATACGTCAGCTTTTTGCTTTAACCATACCTGAAATACAAGAAGTCTTCTTGCAGACTATGCAAGGTGTTGTTGATGATGCAATCCTAGACCAGATGATTGTAGCGATTGAAAATAATGACGCAGAAGCGTTGTTTAAAGCGAGTGGTTTTACACCTGCTGCACTTTCCCCGATTTTAGATAGAATAGAACAGAGTTATAAAGACGGTGGTTTAAGTGAATCATCGTTATGGCCTAAACGCATTGTAACACCAACAGGTGTTGTAAGGTTCAGGTTTGACATGCGCAACACTGTTGTGGAACAAGATTTGAAACAATATTCAAGTGGTTTTGTCACACGATTGACAAACGAAGCTAGGAGTAATGTACGCATGGTTTTACAACGTGGTATGTTGGCTGGTGACAACCCTCGTCAAACAGCTTTGAACATTGTCGGTAAGGTCAACCGTTCAACAGGTAAAAGGGAAGGTGGTGTTATAGGTTTGACTGTGGGTCAAGAAGGCTGGGTTGCAAACACTAAGAGATATTTAGAACAAGGTGACAGCAAGTATTTCAGTTTAAAACTGCGAGATAGAAGATTTGATAGCGTTGTAAAGAAAGCGATGGCCGACAAACGTAAATTAAAACCGTCCGAGATTGACAGACTGGTGACTTCTTACAAGGTTAAAGCTCTGAAGTACCGAGGTGAAACAATCGGAAGAACTGAAACATTGCAGTCAATAAACCGAGGAGCCGCTGCGTCCTACGCCCAAGCAATAAACGAAGGAACGTTAAAGAGAAGTCAAGTAACCAAAGAATGGGATGATGTTAGTGGCCCTAGAACTCGTCGCACACATCGTAAAATGGGTGTCACCTACGGGAAAGGAAAAGGTATTGGTGTGGACGATATTTTTGTATCACCGTCAGGTTCCCGGTTAAAACAACCTGGTGATACAACTTTAGATGCTGACGCTTCTGAGATTGTCAATTGTCGTTGCATAGTTAAGTATCGCATAGATTGGTTTAAAGGTTTGTAAATGACTAATGATTTTCAAACGGTGATAGACAAATTTGTTGTAAACACGGAAGCAAAAATGTTAGCTGTGACCAGAACCGCTATACAAAGTGTGGTTGACGAAGCACAAACAACTGTATCGCAAGGCGGTAAGATGCGTGTTGATACAGGTTTCCTTCGTTCCACAGGTGTAGGGCAGATAGGTGCTATGCCGAGTGGTCCGTCACAACGCAACAAGGACGTTAAATACCCTTGGGAGGCAGACCCTGTCGGTGTGGTTCTAGCGAGTTTGAAAACGGGTGATGTGTTTTTCTTTGGTTGGACCGCAAAATATGCTAAAGATAGGGAAGTGTTCGACGGTTTTGTTGAGTCTGCTGCACAAAATTGGCAAATTCATGTTAATAACGCTGTTAAAAGGTTGAAG